GCCTCATGCAGGAGATCGAGTGGCGCAAGTGCGCGCCGAAGACGAAGGACCCCCGCAAGCTGTACGAGGCGTTCATCTACTTCTGCAACAACTACTGGTACATCAAGCACCCCGAGGACGGGCGCATCAAGTTCAACCTGTTCGACGCCCAGCAGGAGACCGTCAACGCCTGGGTCCGCAACCGCTACGTCCTCATCCTCAAAGCCCGCCAGCTCGGCTTCTCCACCCTCGTCGCCGCCTACGCGTTCTGGGCTGCCTACTTCTACGAGGACCGCTCGATCGTCATGCTCAGCCGCACCGAGCGCGACGCCATCAAGCTGCTCCAGAAGGCCAAGTACGGCTACCGCTTCCTGCCCGAATGGATGAAGTTCCGCGGCCCGCCCGTCAACTCCACGCAGACCAAGATGGAGATCGCCAACGAGAGCTACATCGAGAGCCTGCCGTCGGCCAGCGACCCCGCCCGTGGTGAATCCCTGTGGCTGGCCATCCTCGACGAACTCGCCTTCCTCCCCAACAGCGACGAGGCCTGGTCCTCGATCGAGCCCACCGTCGACGTCGGTGGCCGCGTCATCGCCCTGTCCACCGCCAACGGTGAAGGCAACCTGTTCCACAAGCTGTGGGTCGGGGGCAAGAACAAGACCAACCGCTTCAAGACGATCTTCTACCCGTGGTCCGCCAACGGCCGCACCCAAGAGTGGTACGAGGAGAAGAAGGCCGACCTGCCCGACTGGCAGCTCGCCCAGGAGTACCCCGACAACGCCGAGGATGCGTTCCTGCGCTCCGGGCGTCCCGTGTTCAACCTGGAGATGCTCAACTCGATCGAGACCGTCGACCCGAAATGGGAGGGCTTCCTCGACAAGCCGCCGCAGGCCAGCATGAGATGGAAGTTCGTCGAGGAGCGCCGCGGACCGCTCCGCGTCTGGGAGCTGCCGGCGAAGGACGGCAAGTACGTCATCGGAGCCGACCCAGCCCAAGGCTTCGAGCACGGCGACTTCTCCTCACTCCATGTCATCAACGCCCGCAGCGGACAGGTCGTCGCCACCTGGCACGGACGAATCGACCCCGACCTGTTCGGCTCCGACGTGATCGGCCCGGTCGGCCGCTGGTACAACAACGCCCTCGCTGGCGTCGAGTCGAACAACCACGGCCTCGTCGCCCTCAAAGCGCTGCAACGCGAGAAGTACAAGCCGATCTACATGCAGAGGTCCCCGCGCTACAAGAAGTCGGTGCCGACCGACATCCTCGGCTGGCGCACCACGCAGGTCACCAAGCCGGTCGCTATCGACGAACTGAACAAGCAGCTCCGAACCGGCGCCCTCCAGCTCCCCTGCGCCGCGACGCTCTCCGAGCTGCGCACGTTCGTCCGCGACGACGCCGGCAGGATGAACGGCAGCCCGTTCGACGATCGTGTCATGTCGCTCGCGATCGCCAACGACATGTTGCAGTACGTGTGGCTGAAACAGTACGAAGTGGAGAAGACCCCCGGCCCCGGCACGATGAACTGGCTGGAGAAGCAGCTCTACGGTGACGATCCGCTGTTCGGAGGCGGGAAGCCGAGTAAAGTCGCACCCACGCCGATCGGCAAGCAGTTCGTCAGGAGTTGACATGGCACGTCTCGATGCCCAGCGCCCACCCTCGAAGTACCAGCGCCCCTCCGCCAAGAAGGCGGCTCGCGGCTACGACGTCCCGCTCCACACCCCGTGGGGCACCGAGGGCGTGGCGGGCGACGTCGCCAGCACCGGCGCCACCGCAGGCGTCAACGGCGCCTGGACCCCGTCCGGCTCCACTCCACCCGAGACCGTCGCCGCCCTCATCGCCGGGACACCGAAGACGGTGACCCCGAGCGTCACCAGCGCCTGGACGGCCACCTACTACGTGCAGACCCAGACCGCCGGCGTGCCAGGTCGCGCCCACTGGAACGGGACGGCATGGGTGGCGGGTGCTGCGGCGTGACCTGCGTCGAGTGCAAGCGAAAGGACGCCGAGCAAGACTCGGACACCTGCTTCCGATGCCGCGTTGCCAGTGTCGGTTACCGCTGGGTAGGCGGAGGCCACATGTACGGCCGTGACAACTTCTCGTCGCGGACCAACGCCGAGTACGTGCGCGAGCACGTCGGCGACACCACCGGACTCGCCCACATGGGCAGCCAGGAGTGGCAGGGCTAGCGCCCGCCACACAGCTATCAGGAGGATCAACATGCAGAAGCCCGTCCCCAAGGCGAACCAGCAGAAGTCCCCGGTGATCAAGCGGCCCATCGCTTCCCCCGGATACGAGCACGTCGTCGACGTCGGCAAGCCCGCACCCCGCAGGCCGGCCAAGGCTCTCCCCTCGAAGATGAGCGGGCCGACGCCCAAGGCCACCCCTGGCCCCCCGAAGAAGAAGTAGCTCTTGAAACAGTCCACCCTGCTGGCGTTGTACCGCGGAGAGATCAAGCGCTCCAAGCGCTGGCGCAACACCGACGGGTACGAGGACGACTGGAAGCGCTACGTCGACCTCTACAAGGGCAAGCACTACAACAAGGCGTCCGCCAACGACCAGCTGATCATCAACCTCGTCTTCTCGACGATCAACACGATCGCCCCCAGCGTGGCCGTCAACAACCCGCGCTTCGTCGTCAACGCCCGCAACCCCGAGAAGGCCCCCCAGGCGGTCATCACCGAGGAAGTGCTCAACTACCTGTGGCGCAGCAACGACTACCAGGACGAGTTCCGACTCGCGGTCAACGACCTGCTGATCGTCGGACACGGCTGGTGCAAGGTCGGCTACAAGTTCGTCAAGCCGCCAGAGGAGAAGAAGGGCGACGACTCGGCTGTCGATCCTGCGAACGAAGGCGCCGAGTACGGCGTCGACGATCGCGACGACGTGCCCGGCAACGTCGAAACTGAGATGTACGTCCAGGAGGACAGGCCGTTCCTGGAACGGATCAGCCCCCTCGACATGTACGTCGACCCCGACGCCCGCCACCCCAAAGAGATGTGCTGGATCGCCCAGCGCACCTGGCGCCCCCTCGCAGACGTCAACGTCGACAGCCGCTACTCCACCACCCAGCGACGGAAGGTGTCGGCCACCGCATGGTCGAAGTACGGGGACAACGAGGACTTCCGCGACGACCAGCCGGACCGTGGTCCCAAGCAGTTCGTCGAGGTCATCGAGTTCTACGACATCAAGCGGCGCACCGTTGCCACCTTCGCGCTCGACGGCGAGTCTGACGACGACGGGGACTCCGGCTTCCTCATCAAGCCGTCCGAATGGCCCTACGCGCTCGGCCACCCGTTCGAGATGCTCCGCGGCAACGAGGTCCCCGACCACTTCTACACCATCGGTGACGTCGCCCAGATCGAGTCGCTCCAGCTCGAACTCAACCAGACCCGCACCCAGATGATGAACCACCGCAAGCGGTTCCAGCGGAAGTGGCTGTACGCCAAGGACGCCTTCGACCAGCAGGGCATCGCAGCCCTCGAAGCTGACATCGACAACACGATGATCCCCGTCGAAGGCGACGACGTCGACATGAACCGGGTCATCATCCCGATGCCGGCCGTCATCACCCCCGGCGACTTCTACGACCAGTCGGGCCTCATCACCAACGACATCGACCGCGTCTCCGGCATCAGCGACTACCAGCGCGGCGCCGCCCAGACCAGCGTCAAGCGCACCGCCACCGAAGCAGCGATGATCCAGGACGCCGCCAACGCCCGCGCCCAGGACCGTCTCCGCAAGATCGAGTCCAGCCTCGCCCGCCTCGGCGAGCGGGTCATCTCCCTCATGCAGCAGTTCATGACCGGCGAGCAGGTGGCCCGGATCGTCACCATGCCCGGCCGGGCGTGGGTGCCGTACGACTACAACTACATCCAGGGCAAGTTCGACTACGAGGTCGCCGCCGGCTCCACTGAGCCGATGAACGAGACGTTCCGTCGCCAGAGCGCGATGCAGCTCGTCGATGCTTCGATGCCGTTCCTGGAGATGGGTGTCGCCAACCCGATGGCGCTGTACCAGCGCATCCTCCAGCAGGGCTTCGGCGTCAAGGACGCCTCCCCCTACCTCCAGCAGCAGCCGCCCCCGCAGGTCGACCCGGCCACCGGCCAACCCCAAGAGGTGCCGCCCAATGGTCAGCCGCCTGCCGGCCAACCCCCGATGCCGCCTCAGCAGCAGGCTCCGCCGCCGCCTCAGCAGGCTTCGATGGAGGCTCAGACTGCCCCGCCGATGGACCCGATGATGATGGAAGCGATGATGTCCGGCGGTGGCGTGTAACGTGTCCGCCGTGACCCGATCCTCATCTTCGTCGAGTTCCTGACGGGCGCTTAGCGGCGCCTCCTTGGAGCGTGCCGCGGTGTAGGACCGCAACCGGATTCGAAACCCGGGGGACAGGTAACGCTGGGGGGTTCGACTCCTCCACGCTCCGCTCGGGAAGGTGAACCAGGCAGGGTCCTGGCGCCGGTTGCTAACCGAACGGCTCCTCGGAGTGGGCTTCGAGTGCTCCGCCTTCCGCTGATCCCTCTTTCTCACGCTGCGGCGCTGCTACATTCCACCTCCAGGCGAGAGCAAACCGCAGGAGGAACTCAGTGCCAGAGGAAATGGACGTCGATCCCGGAGAACTCGGGGAAGTCGAAGGCCAGTTCGAGACCGCAGACGAAGTCGAGGTCTCGTCGGAGCCGGCCCCAGCGCCGGAGAAGCAGTACGTCGAGGTCGACGATCCTGACAACCGGTATGTCCGGGTCAAGATCAACGGCGAGGACGTCGAAGTCCCGTACAGCGAAGCACTCGGTGGGTACAGCCGCACAGCGGACTACACCCGCAAGACGCAGGAACTCGCACAGGAGCGAGAGCAGGCCCAGTACGGGTTGGCGATCCAGCAGGCGCTGGAAACCGACCCCGAAGCAGCATTGGCCTTCCTCGCACAGCGCTACAAGGCGAACCTCGGGGGGCAACAGCAACCCCTCCCCGAGCCCGAGCCGGACTACGCAGACCCCCTGGAACGAGCGATCGCCGAGGAGCGCCAGGCCCGCCTGGCCCTCCAGGAGCGCATCGAGGCACGGGAAGCCGACGAGCTACTGGAACGCACCGTCAACGGAATCCGTCGTCAGTACGGAGCGCAAGACGAGGACCTGTTGCAGGCGGCGAGAGTCGCCCAGAAACAGAACCTGCCGATCGAAGCACTCCCGATGGTCTACAAGCAGATCATGTTCGACAAGATCGCTGCCCACGCGCAAGCCCAGCGCATGACTCGTGAGCAGAGTGAAGCGGAGACCCAGCGCCGTCAGGCGGCTGCGGCCAACGCGTCGAGCGTGTCAGCGGGTGGAACTCGGAGTGCAGGCGGACTCACGTCCCAGCGCGAAGTGGATGACGGGCGCATGTCACTCCGCGAAGCCTTCGAGGCTGCCTACGCGCAGCACTCGGACGGCTGACTGAAACGAAAGGCCGCTCATGGCTCTCACCACACATACTCCGGCGACGTGGGACGCGATCCTCTCGTCCACCACGCACAACACGCGCAAGTCCTTCACGGACAACATCTGGAACAGCCGCCCGCTGCTCGACTACTTCATGTCGAAGGGCCGCGTGAAGACCGTCGACGGTGGCATCTCCATCGTCGAGCCGCTGATGCTCGGCGCAGGCGAGGCCAACTCGTACGGCCCGTGGCAGCAGATCGAGGTCAACGCCGTCACCGGCATCACCGCCGCTCAGTACCCGTGGCGCCAGCTGTACGCGACGATCATCATCTCCGGCCTGGAGGAAGCCCAGAACAACGGCAAGGAGCAAATCTTCTCGCTGCTGGAGGCCAAGCAGGAGCAGGCGTCGGAGACGCTCAAGGAAGTGCTCACCGCGATGCTGTGGGGCACCCGTGGCGGCTCCGCCCTGTCGACCGATGTCACCCCGCTGACGACAGTGATCGACGCGACCGCAGCTGTCGGTGGGATCACCCCCGCCGCCGACCCGGACCTCACGAACCTGTGGCGCTCGCCGACGTTCGACGCCGACACCAACACGGGTGTCGACTCCGAGGGCGTGGCGATCACGGTCCCCGGCGCCACGCTCACCGACCCGTACGACGGTGCTGAGGTGGAGCGCGTGCTCCGCCACATGTACAACCTGACGGCGATGGGCGGCTCGAACCACGTCGACGCGATCTTCGCAGGCGTCGGCTGGTACTCGGCGTACGAGGCGTCGCTCACCCCGCAGGTGCGCTACACCGACACGTCGAAGGCCAACCTCGGCTTCCAGAACCTGATGTTCAAGAACGTCCCGATGTTCTACGACCCCTCGGCTCCGGCCGGCACCGCCCTCGGCCTCAACTCGAAGACGGTCGGCCTCACGATCCACAGCGACCGCAACTTCAAGCAGTCGCCGTTCACCGCCAACCTGTCGGGCTCCACCGCCTCGACGGCTCGGTCGAAC